CAGTGATGTCAAACGTGAAACATTATACGTGAAGGACAATAACCAGTGGGAACGTGAAGGACCTGATCATGTGAAAATGACAAACGCGGTTCTTGCCGTTGAACAGAAGAATGTTGCGTTGGTGAATGAATGGGCGAAGGCCAACCCGCGCTGTATGAATAGCAACACCCGAGAGAATGAGAAATACTTCAAGTTGTCTAAGGTAGTGACAGACGGAGAGAAGGACGGGAATATAGATAAGGTGATAAGTAAAGTAGCCAAGAAGGTTAGGATTGAAAAAGACTCATAACAAGACACTTTATTTTATTATTAAATTATTATTAAATGTATAATATGTATTTGCGTGTAATACGTATTATTTTATGTGGATATTAAGTTGATAGATATTGTAGTTTATATTATTTTACACGCTTATATGAACGACGTTTATTTCGTTTGGATTTTGACTTAGATTTTTTGGTCTTTGTTTTAGACTTTGATTTTTTCTTTCCACGCTTTGATTGCGGTTTCTTCCCCCCAGACTTAAACGGTTCAGTTTGTTGTCCGGTGCCGGGGTAAACCATCGGTGGCAGACCTTGCGTTGCCGTTCCAGGCGTAGGTGCCCCAGACCATGGTGCTAGGGGTTCACTGTAGTTTCCACTCGCAGGGTTGTAGATCATCCACTTTCCGGAGGTGCCGTTAAGTATGGGTTCAACATATTTACGGGATTTATGATCATACGTCATCATCGTGTTGCTTATAGGGTGAAGTATCGGTGGGAAGGGGTCGGCGGGAGCAGCAGCCCTCGCATCGAGCAGTGCGGCCGCAGCCTTAAGGGCCCTCTGCTTTTTCCCATTCCAGTTTTCATCAGAAAGAGGAGGCGGAAGAGTATCCCAAAGAACTATAGCCAGACTTTCTAGAACAGCCTCTCTCTTTCCATCGAGCAGTGCTGCCGCAGCCTTAAGGGCCCTCTGCTTTTTCCCATTCCAGTTTTCATCAGAAAGAGGAGGCGGAAGAGTATCCCAAAGAGCCATAGCAACTCGTTCTATAGTAGCCGGAGCAGCCTGCGCTGGACCCGGAGCAGCCGGCGCTGGACCCGGAGCAGCCGGCGCTGGACCCGGAGAAGCTGCATGCGCAGAAGCAGCAGGATTATAATCCCATGATTCTTCCCATTCGTCATCCCTCCAATTATATTCTGTATTATTATGAGCAGCATGAGCAACAGAAGGTGCTGAAGATGAGACAGCAGCACGCTCTAGATTATGTAGTTTCTCATAAGCACTATCAACAGGAAGCCCAGCGGCTGCCCAAACTTCTTCTTTACTAGGAGCAAATGGTCGATATCGTAATTCAACCGTAGCCTCGTTTGGTATGTCCGTTGTTTGGTGTGCTCCTGGTTCTCGTACATCTTTACCGTCAACATAAATTCTGACACCATATGTTTTACCTTTAAATTCAGGGGAAGTTATCTGTGGATATTGTTTCTCGATACAACTAAATATTTCATCGTATTTGTAATGAGGCCACAATTTCCAATCTTTCGGAAAAGGAACAACCAATGCTACACCATTTAGTTGTGGAATATCAGGAAATACAATATTCAAAAGCGATGAAATATTAGTATTGGAGATATTGCTTTTATCAACTAACTCTGGTTTTATAATCGATGTTAGATGTTCATTAAATTCATTCATTTCTTGTCTATATTGAGCCCATGCTTTCCTCTCCTCATCAACCATAGCACGGCGTTGAGCCATTCCTATTTCACGTAGTATTCCTTTTTCATAATCGACATCATCATCGGAACCAAATGATTCATCATATTCACTTAATATTTCATCATCGTCACTAAGCAAAGGCCGAGCCGCCATATAACAATTAGAATGTTACGGCGTATAAGGTGATTATATATATACGAGAGACAATAAATCAACCAAAAATATTCCGTTTGAACCTCTTTATTTCAAAAGTTTCAAATCCAATGGCTTGGCCATTTATGTTTCAAAGACATTTCGGTCAAAAATAATTCGTTTAAAATTGCCGAAGGCAAGAATGGACGAAGGAATTAGACCCCCTATTTTTGGACATTTTTTTGGACATAAAAAATGTCCATTTTGCCCTTTGTGCGCGGAAGTTTTAAAACATGAAACGCGATACACCCAAAAATGGGATTGTTACCATAATGCTCATAAAACGTGTTTTGGGTGTTGAAAACCTGTGACTGACCTTTTTGGGGGGTTGGGGTTGGAATAAGGACGCGTCTATTTAGCATTTTTTATTGTAGTATATATTTATAAGATATTTATAAGATATTTATAAGATATTTATAAGATATTTATAAGATATTTATAAGATAATTATAAGATAAGATATTATAAGATTTATGCCAAAGGTAGATATTGATTACTCAAATACGATCATTTATAAAATAAAATGTAAAGATGAAACTATCGGTGACGTATATATAGGACATACTACAAATTTTGTCCAGAGAAAATATGCTCATAAGATATCTTGTATCAACAATAAATCTGTTAACTATAATTGTAAATTATATCAAGTAATAAGAAATAATGGTGGATGGGATAACTGGAAAATGGAAATAATTGATTTTATTGACTGTAAAAATCTTTATGAAGCGAGAAAGAAAGAACAAGAATATTTTATATCATTAAAAGCTACATTAAATAGTATAGAACCACTTCCTCCCAAAAAAACGAAACAATTGAATCTGAATATAAAAGAAAAAAAAATTATATTTTGTTCTATTTGTAATAAGTATTTTAAATCTGAAATATTATTAGAAATTCATAATAATACAAACAAACATAAGAATAAAATAAATAATACCACAACAGAAAATAATAAAGTTCCAAAATTTTCATGCGAAAAATGTGACTTTAACTGCTTTAAGCAAAATGAATTCAATCGTCATATTGTTACGAATAAGCACAAGCGACTACATGATACTACCGAAAAAACATCTATTATCACACCGAAGGTTTATATTTGTAAATGTGGTAAAAATTATGTTCATCATACAAGTCTCGCGAAGCACAAACGTTCTTGTAATTATTTGAATGCTCCATTAGATGGAGCAATAAATGAAAAAAGTATCGAAAATGAAGTAATAACTAAGGAGATGTTCATAGAATTATTGAAAGATAATCGAGAGATGCTGAAAATAATAAAATCATTATCAGAAAAATCAAACATTAATAATAGTACAATTACTACCATTAGCAACAACAACAATACCACGAACAACAGTAACAATAACACCTTCAACATGAATATGTTCCTCAACGAGAAGTGTAAGGATGCGATGAACATGAAGGATTTCGTGAATTCCATCCAGTTGAACATGACCGATCTGGAAAATGTGGGCAGGCTTGGCTATGTGGAGGGTATGTCGAATATCTTCATTGACAACCTCCAAAAGACAGACGTATACAAACGACCAGTCCATTGCAGTGATGTCAAACGTGAAACATTATACGTGAAGGACAATAACCAGT